TTCCCGTATCTAATAATGAACTGGCCAGAATGACAGGTGCTGGCTTAAAAATGGGAGTCGCTAAACAGGACATTCTTGGTTTTACAAAAGAAGTCGTAAAAATGGGAACTGCTTTCGAATTACCCTATGATGAGCTTGCAGAAAATATGGGCAAAATTGCCAATATGTATAAGCGACCAATAAAAAATATCAGTGAACTAGCAGATACCATCAACTACCTTGATGATAATGCATTGTCTTCAGGTAGTGACATCATTGATTTTATGCAACGTGTTGGTGGTACTGCTTCAATGGTAAAAATTACAGACAAAAATACAGCTGCATTAGGCTCAACATTACTCTCACTTGGCGAACGTTCAGAAACAGCTAGTACTGCAATTAATGCGGTTTTTTCAAAACTGGGGGCAGCAAATACGCAATCTAAACCATTTATGGCCATGGTTAAAAATCTCGGTCTTTCAACCAATGAATTAGAAAAAGGTATGCAGACAAATGCCGTTGGTACTATTTTTAAAGTCATGGATGCAATTAAAAAAATGCCAGAAATTGCCGCTAAAGGCGGAACCAGTCAGATTGATGCTGTAGCCACTCTATTTGGTGCAGAACATTGGGATACATTTTCTAAATTACTTAAAAACCGGGGAGAGCTTGAAAAACAATTACAGCTTGCAAACAGCAAAGACTCCAAAGGGTCAATGGATCGTGAATTCATGGCACGTAAGGAAACGAATCAAGCACAAATGGAGATTTTTAAAAACAGAGTATCAGAAGTTGGAATTAGTATCGGAAGCATTCTACTACCACCATTAAATACTCTATTAGGTAAAGTCGGAAATTTAGTGACGGGGTTTACAACATGGATCCAGCAAAATCCTGCCTTAGCCTCATCACTAGTTAAAATTGCAGTAGGTGGAATCGCTATTATTGGTGCCATAAGTACTTTATCACTCGGAGTGTTGGGACTACTTGGCCCATTGGCTATGCTTAAAATGACCTTTTCAACACTAGGGATTGGGTTCGGTGCACTAGGAGCTATTTTCTCTCCAGTCGGCTTAGTCATCATCGGAATTATTGCTGCTATAGCTGGAGCGGCTTATCTCATTTATAAAAACTGGGAACCTATCAAAGGTTTCTTTATTGGTATTTGGAATACTGTTAAAACTGCCTTTAATGGTGGTATTACAAGTGTCTCAGCTCTAATTATTAACTGGTCCCCTATTGGGCTTTTCTATACTGCATTTGCAAAAGTATTGTCTTGGTTCGGAATAG